CACTTCTTCTTCCTATTCACCTTATTCCTGGCAGCCCTATCCTTTTTAGCTTTAGTAGAACTCTGGTGGTCTTTATACTCTTTTTTATAATTTCTTGTTGCCATAATGCAAATATACAAAAAAACAATATTATGTGCAAGTATATACAATTTATTGTGTAGAGGTATCACAAAAAATTGTGGATATATATATATACTACGTAGTATATTATAAATAAAAATTATAATTATAAGATTTTTTTTTTAAAAATTATTTTGGTTTTGTGAAATAAAATGAGTAAGTTTGCATAACTAAATTTAAATAAATAAAAATGAAAAACAAAGCAAAAAACCCTTACATCGTAGGTCTTGAAGATAAAGAGACTAAAAATACTGCAAGAGCTTTAAGAACAGAATCTATGAAAATGGCGTTAGCCTCTGCAATAGAAGGAGAAGATTCAGTAAGAAAAGCAAGTAGAATTTATAAGTTTATAGAATATGGTACTGTAGAGCTTACTGATAAACAACAGAAAGATTTAAAGAATGCCTAGTTTCTTTCAGCAAGTTAAAAGTTTTATTAAAGCTTTATATATTCACGTTAAAACAGGAATGAATAAAGTAAGTGGCAAGGTTTATATGAAAAGATTAGACACTTGTCAAACTTGCCCGTACAAGAAAGGAGATAGATGTGGTAAATGTGGATGCTTATTACTGCCTAAAGCTAAATGGAAAACTTCCACATGTCCTGTCAACAAATGGTAGTTTCTACCACTAATGAAAAAGATATTACTTAATACTGGAAAAACGGTAGTAAAGAATGTTATTGAACCTATATATATTGAAAGCTCATTTATCCAAGTATATACTGGAGTGCAACAAATACTATCAAAAGTTAATAGCTTATGTGCTGTGCATCTTCTGTATTGGGTTATTGAAAGAATGAATAAACATAATACCTTTAATTTCACTAAATCTGAAAAAAAGATATTTATCATAGATATGAATGGCAAGTACAGTATATCAGGAGTTAATAAAGCTTTGGCAGTATTAATAAACAACAACCTCATAAAGTCTACCAATGAATTAATTGAAGATGGTAATAAAATAGTAAAAACTAGAAATAGTATGTACTATGTTAATCCATATTATTTCTGGAAGAATCCAGTAAAAAATTCTAGGATAGAAATGATAAAGACTCTTGAGCTTGATAAACAATATTTAAAATGAATGGAATTATAAGAAAGATAAGTATCGGTGATATTAAAACAGGTATCACTTATAAAAAAGGACAAATGATGTTCGGTAACACTATTCGTGTTATGGAGATATTACATAATGACGATTTTAGAATTAACACAGGAAAGATAAGGTATGATATATTTATTAAGAAAAATGATTGTGAATATATAAGACTTTGGAAATCTTTTATAGATGTCCCAACAGCAGTAGAATATGATGTTGAAGTAGAATTAATAGCTTAATTAAAAACAATAATATGAAATGTCCAAAATGTAACAATGAATTATTATGGGGAGGTGATAATGATTATGAAGACTTCTTAGTTGAAGATAAGGAGGGTATAGTTTCAAATAACACCTGCACTAATGAAGATTGTGATGTAGATATGGTTATAATATATACAGAAATTAAATGAAAAAAGAATGTACCCCTTTAAATGATTGTGTTCTTGTGTATAGAGAAAAGAATACTAAAGACGAAGTAGAGGTAGGAGATACTAAATTATTTATAGATACCTCTTGGTATGAATATGACCATGTAATACAACATGCTATCGTTAGACATGTACCTAAAAGAATTTCTTCCTACTTTAAAACAGAGATGGAGCTTATTCCTGGAGACAAGGTATATTGTCATCACTTCGTGGCAGATGAGAAAAACATGATAGAGATATATGGAGAAAAATTAAGTAAATTAAACTATGGCCAACTTTATGCAAGGGTAAGAGATAATAAAGTGCATATGTTGGCTGACTGGGTTCTTGTAGATATAGTTAAGGATAAAGAAGAAGAACTTACAACAGAGACAGGTATATGGCTTAAAACTGAAGAAGAAAAGAAAGAGCAGATAGGTAGAGTAAAATATGTTAATTCTAAATCTATAGATGATGGGTTTAAGCCTGGAGATACAGTTTTTTTTATAAAAGATGCTGATTATGAGATGGAGGTAGAGGGAGAGAAATTATACAGAATGCGTAATCAAGATATATTAGCTAAGGTAGATGAGAATGCGTTACCACAGGCTATTGACCATGTACATAAAGAGAACCATCAGGCTGACTTACCAACCTTTGATGAATATAATCAAAAGATGCAATGACAAAGAAACAAGAGAAAGAATTTTCCGTTTACGAACAAAAGTTAATGGAGCTTGTTGAGGCAGGAAAGAAAGCTTTTGATTTGTTAGTAAAAGAAGTGGAGAGGCCTATTGATGAGGAGTTACAAGACGATAGAGCCAGAAACGCTATGAAAGCAAAGAAAGAGTGCTTTATGGATGCTAAGGAGATTATGACAGAAGTACAAAGACTAGAGGCACAACTTAGAGGAGAAGAGGTAGAGGTTAAGACACAAATGGAAACAGAAAAAGATTCTGTTTATACAGGAGGTTACGCCGAACAATTCGCTAAGAAGAAAAAATAATGACTGAGGCTGAAAGAATTTTAGAAGAAAATAAATTAATATATACAGCAATGTACGATAGTTATAGAATAATAACTAATAAAATATCACCCGTTAGATTTCTTATTGAAAAAGATAGAGCAGATGAAGATTTTGTTTTATTATTTGATGTTGAAGATTTAAGAACTCTAACAAAGAAAACTCTTGAAAATATTATAGGTTATTTTTCAGACCTTGAAGAATACGAAATGTGTGCAGAACTCGTTACATATAAAAAGAAACGAGGATGGAAATAATTTGGATAATCACACATCTAATAGTTTGGGGATGTGGAATAATAACAGGAATATACGCAGTAAATAAAATGGATAAAAAATAAAAAAGGGGCATAAAGCCCCTTTCTTATTATATATAGTTAGACTATGCTTTAGCCCAATATCCATATTCTAATATACAAGTAGCTGTGTTTGCCTGTACTTCAAGCCCTACTGCCCCTTTAACAGGCATAAACGCAAACTCTCCTGGACTTAAATCTAAGAAAGCCACAGCTCCATCAGTTTTTACTGTGATAATATTTGTGCTATCTAAATTTTTTAAATATACATAAGTAATAGCTGAATCAGCTGTAGTTAAAATATTAGTTGGCCCTGTGTGTAATATACCAGCTCTAGCTAGATTTACTTGAGGGTTTGCAGTTGTTAGACTGTCTGTTACTGTAATACTTAAAGCATCAGAAGTGGCATCTGTACTTGTTAATGTTAATGTTGGTGTTAATGTTGCCATTTTTTATTTATTTTTTTTAGTTAATGATTATGCTGTTGCTTCCATTGTTACTGATGAACGAGCTACGTTAAGAGCTAACGATTCGTCAACAATTAATTCTGCAAATCCTGGTTTAGAAGTCTTCAGTCTTATTCTAGTGTTGGTATCTGAATCTTGATGAGCACTCATGATATTTTTAGCTCTTACAAACATAGAGTTTGATAAATCAGGAAAAGCAACTGCATTTCCATTTACATTTAATGAAATCGGGTCTAATCTTCCAGTATCACTTCCTGCTATTGTATTCCCAACATGCCCTACTAGAAACATTGCAAAAGCATCTGTTTCAAAATCCGCATTCAAATCACAAACTATGATGTCTACTGTATTAGAGTCTAATCCTGCATAATTAATATTAGAAGTATCGTACCATATTGTCCATGGTGCAGTAGCATCTGCTGTAGCGTCATTTTTATACATCATAATAACTCTTTCAAGATTGAGAACGAAATTAGCTGCTGTAGTATAAGCAACTCCGTTTCTAGATGTTAAATCTACATTTACTAGATGAGATGAATCAGCAGCAATATTAGCTAAAGTATCATTCACTAAATATTTGATTGGTCTTCCACCATTTTGACCATCAGCATAAGTAACTATACTGTCTCCAGTGTCACCTGGTTCGTACACAGCACTTATAATGGACTCTGTGTTTAGTCCCATAGCTGTCGCAGTTCCAAGAGCCTCTCCTCTCATCTCTTGTACTGTTAAAGATATTAAATTTCCCATTTTTTTTGTTTTTTGTTATTAATAGATTGATTGATTTGCAAATATACAAAATTTTCACTATATTTGCAAACATTATATCTAGTAAATGAATAAACCTATCTATTTGAACGAAAAGTCCAAAGGGAAGGTGGTAGAAGTCTCAGGATTAAAGATTAGCATTCCTAAAAAACCAAGCAAGGGTATCCTTGGTTACAGGAAGTCTAAAAAGAATCAGAAATGGGAAAGAACACCTCTTCCTGAAAACTGGGATATTCTAGATAATAAATCCAAATCAAAATTTATAGAGCAGGAATTTAACAGAAGAGAGCAAGGGGTATGGTTTTACAATAACGGAGAACCTACATACATTACAGGAGCTCACTACTATTATTTAAATTGGGGTAAAATAGATATAGGTTATCCAGATTATAGGGATAGAGATAGAAGGTTTTTTATATTTTGGGATGCTTGCGTAAAAGACGATAGATGTTTTGGAATGCAAATGATTAAACACAGGCGAGAAGGAGCATCATGGAAGGGAGCAAGTCTAGCACTTTACTATGCAACATCTAATTATAATGCTCATGGAGGATTACTCTCTAAAACAGGAGCAGATGCAAAAGATTTATTTTTTAAAGTAGTAGACATGTTCAGGTCTTTACCTGACTTTTTTCAACCTATTATTGATGGTACGGATAATCCTAAATCTGTATTGTCTTTTAAAAAGCCAGGAGAACGTATTACTAAAACAAATAAAGTTGTAAAGAAATCAGAAGCTCTTAACTCAAAAATAGACTGGAGAAATACAAGAAACAACTCGTATGATTCTGCTAAATTAAAATACTTCATGTCTGATGAGGCAGGAAAATGGGAAGAAGCAGATGTTTGGAAGAATTGGCAAATTGTAAAACCTTGTCTAACTCAAGGTAGAGATGTAGTAGGGAAATGTTTCATGCCATCCACTGTAAATGAGATGACTAAAGGTGGTGGGCAGAATTATAAAAAAATATGGGACATGTCTGACCCTGACGATAGAGATTCTACAGGAAGAACACGTTCAGGGCTTTATAGATATTTTACACCAGTATATGATGGGTTGGAAGGGTTTATAGATGAATATGGAATGTCTATGAAGAAAGAAGCTAAAGATTATACGGATGATGTGCGTAAAGGGTTACAACATGATACACGTGCTTTATCAGAAAATAAAAGACAGTATCCTTATACTCCAGATGAAGCGTTTAGGTCTGATTCAAAAAATTGTTTATTTGATACAGAATTACTATATCAACAAATAGAGTACTCGGAAGTTGTTAAAGAGAAAATGACTACATCAGGAAATTTTATATGGAGAAATAATGAGAAAGATACTGAAGTGGTGTGGATGCCTGATAGAAATGGGAAATGGTTGGTGTCATGGCTCCCTATTGCAGAAAGAAGGAATATAACATCCGTAAGAAAAAAAGGAACATTCCCAGGTAACGAGGCAACTATTGTTGCTGGATGTGACCCATATGACCACAGCACAACAACAGACGGAAGGCGTTCAGATGCAGCTGCTTATATATTTAAAAAGTATGATATGACAGACCCTGATAACTCACATATATTTGTAGCAGAATATATTAATAGACCGCCTAAAGTAGAGGCATTTTATGAGGATATGTTAAAGCAATGTATTTTTTATAGCTGTCAAATATTAGTGGAAAACAACAGAGTGGGACTTATCAATTATTTTGAATTGAGAGGGTATGGTAATTACTTAATGGTAAGACCAGAAACTACTCATACTGCATCAAGTAGAAAACAAACAACAAAAGGAATACCAACATCAGGCCAGGTAGTAATCAATGCAATAGCAGATTCTATTCAAGCTTATATATATGATAATATAGGAATTAATCCAGCAACAGGTGAAATGGGGAAATGCTATTTTACTAAATTGCTAAATGACTGGCTTAATTTTGATATAGACAATAGAACTAAATATGATGCGTCTATGGCTTCAGGAATTACTTTGATTGCAGCACAGAAATTTGTTGCTCCAAAAGTAGAGAAAAAACCATTCATGCAATTTGTAAGAAAATATAATAATAACGGAAATTTATCAAAAGCGATTAACTAATGGAGAAAAATTTAAGCTATGCTACAGGGTATCCAAATCCTATGGCTTCAAAAGAAGAAAAAGAAAAATTAGAGTTTGGAATACAATATTTTAAAAAGATGTATGCTGATTGGAATGGAAATGATAATTCTCTTTTAAATGCAAAAAGTCAAAGATATGATAGAACTAGAAAGTATTCAAGAGGATTGCAGTCTATAAATAAATATAAAAATTTAATTAACTCTAGTGGCGATACTTCGTATTTAAATTTAGATTGGACTGTTATTCCTATAATCCCAAAATTTGTAGATGTAATGGTTGGGAGTCTTACTAATCAAGATTATAAAGTTTTATGTAATGCTATAGACCCTATATCAACTCAGAAAAGACAAGATGATAAAATGGATATGGCTGTATCTATTATGACAAAGGATTTTGCGGAAAAGCTATCTGTAGCTTCAGGAATACCTATGGGGCCTTCTGCAGGTTCACCAGAAACAGATGAAGAGCTTGAATTATACATGCAATTAAATTATAAGCAAGCAACTGAAATAGCTATGGAGGAGGGTATTGAGTTAGCTTTTACTATAAATAATTGGGATGAAATATCTAGAAGAATTATTAGAGATTTAATAGATATTAATATATCTGCAACAAAAACATTCTTAGATGCTAATGGTATAGGGATTAGATATGTAGACCCAAAATATTTAGTTACATCACATAGTACAAGTCCTGATTTTAAAGATTTATTACATGTTGGGGAGATAAGACAGATAACTATTCAAGAATTAAAAAGAATAGCTGGAACTCAATTTACAGAAGATGAGTATTATGATATGGCTAAAAACTATATAAGTAAAAACGGAAATCCAACATCATTAGCCGCATCATTATTAGGGAGTCATTTTGAATATGAAAAATTTACCATAGATATATTAGATGGTGAGTTTAAGTCTGTAGATGTTATGCATTATGAAAAGAAAAGTAATAGATATGGAGGGACAACGGTAAATAAGAAAAATAAAAATTACAAACCACCTAAGAAATCAAAATATAATAGAAAACAAATAAAACCTCAAATAGAAACTTGGTATTCAGGTAAATGGGTTATAGGAACGGATTACTTATTTGATTATGGATTGAAAGAGAATATGTTAAGACCTAAAAACAATTTAGCTAGGACTTTAGGGTCTTATACTATATATTCTCCAGACCATTCTATACTTGACACTAAATCTATGGTAGAGAGAATGATTCCTTTTGCAGACCAAATCCAACTTATCCACTTAAAGATGCAGCAATTAATTGCTAAGACTAGACCTAAAGGTATGGCTATAGAAGTTGGTTCTATTGAGGGAGTGTCTAAGGGAGAAGGAGGAACATTTACTCCATTAGAAGTTCAGGATATATACGAGCAAACAGGTAATTTATATTATCGTATGTTAGATGATTCTGGAGACCCATTACACGCAAGACCAATTCAAGAGTTATCAGGAGGTGCTGGACAATATCTTCAGGAGTTAATGGCATCTTATAATTATAATTTAGAAAGGATTAGAGATGTTTCTGGTATTAATGAGGTTAGAGATGGTTCTGCTCCTTCAAATGATGCTTTAGTAGGAGTGCAAAAATTAGCTTTACTCGCTTCTAATAATGCAACAAGAGGATTAAACCATGCCTATACAACTATAATGGA